TGTACACCACGGCACGATTGCATTCGACTTGATTCGCCCCGTACGGGAAGTGCCACCAGACTTCCCCCCAACGCGGTACGACAGTGGCCCACACCCGCTGACGCTGCTCAAAGTTCAGGTTATCAAACACCCAATTAATATTCGTCTGGTTGGGCAGCTCCTGGACCCGTCCGTCGTAGACAAAGAACCGATCAATCCCCATCCAGAAAAAATACCCGTCTAGTTCCACCATGCCATCCGACGACATCACCGTCGAAGCGCCCACCGTATCGTAGCGAAACACAGAAGCGCCGCCGACATAGGTGGCTTTTATCACCGAATCCAAGGACCAGAAAAGGCCGGCGGGGGATTGGGAGCCGCCACGAATCGGTAGACCTTTCACAATCTTTGTGTATGACACGTTGACTTCGTTAGCATCGCTGCCGACTGCAATCTGCCAACTGTTGGGCTTGTTCTTGTCGCTGTTACGGATGTAGCCATCGTTTCCGTACGCGAACACATAGGGCTGTAGCACACACACCCCGCCGGACACATCGACCGTCCCGCCAGCCCCGTCACTCAACGTAGCGAACGCTTGTGCGGTGTCGCCTGCGGTGGAGTAGTACAATGAGGTATTGGTGGATGAGGTAATGTCGTTCAGGTTTTTCGCCGGGTGGGCGATAACCATGTTATCACCGCCGCCGGTGGAATCATAGATACCTGCGGTCTGCCATTTGTACAACTCGCTGTAGGTAAAACCGGACGGACTAAGATCGAACGAGATAGTGCCGGTCAGGTTGTTATCGGTCTGCAGCATCGAACAACCTTTGGGGTTGAACAGATAGACGCTGTTCACGTTGTTCTTCGTGAAAGTGAAGATACCGCGCGGCGCGTAGTATAAATCCTCAACGATAGCGCGGTATCCACCCATCTTACGAGGACGCCCGCGATAGAACCGTACCCATTGCCCGTCAACGAAATTCTGGGAATCCAAGGTGGTGCCGTCCCGCTGGATGCCGGGCTTGGAAGTTACTTGAAAAATAGGGCGTTGTTCAGGCATTACGCATTCTCCAGCCAACCAAACCATGTTCCCACGATGGTCGCGGCTTTATCTACTTCATAGACCATCCCCAGCGATTGCCCCTCAGTAAACGCGACAGGGCAATTTATCGTGATGCCACCGGAGTTGTCCTGAAATGCCCCCGCAGATAGCGGCATGAAAATGCTACTGGATGTGAAATCGTGCCCATCAAACGTCGGAGTAGCCATTTGGATACGGGTTGCCGCCCCCGCTGACCCACTAATACTGCCACCAAAGAACGAAGACACCAATAGACGTTTTCCAGCAGGAACCATACGCAGCGACGAGGAGCACCTAAGTTTCCCAGTAGAGATATAGGAGTAATTCTCTGTTGCAGCTAGATTAGTAGCAACGATGTTTCCAGCGGTTGCCTTGAGGGAGCCAAATGTAACGATATGCATACACTGGATGAACCTAATATTCGTGGCAACCGTATTCACCGGAGTAGTCCCGTTCATTGTTACGGTTTCCACCTGCTCCGCCAGATTTGCGTCTAGATAATGGATGTCGATTGTCCTAGCCCCGGTGCCCGCTGCCGCGTCGTTGGCACTGTCACTAACAACCCGCACCTGAACCCCGGAAGAAGCAGGGTAAGTATAAACCCCGTTGGGCCACAAAAGGCCGGAAGCCGCGCCCGCCGTCGTCACTCTACCGTAGGCACTAAAAGGTTGCGCGCCGGAGACTTTGCCGCGCGCCACGTTGTAAAGGTAATCCTGAGGAACGAAACTCATATTAACACCCAATTCCCGGCTGTATCAGCTTTAAAGTGCAGGCTAGTCCATTGAACATTCAATATAGCGCTGGTTGTTCCCAGAATTGTGTCGCTACCGCTTGGGACCACCGTACAGGTTACACCAGAAGCTATCAAAGTGACGCGGTACTCTTTACCGTTTGCGGCGGGGGGCAAGGTCACCGTGCAGTTTTGAGCAATACTGATGTGCTCATCCGCTGCCGTCAACGAGTAAGTTGCCGCCGTTACCGGCTTCACCGGCATAGCCGCTTCCAGTTCGCTGGCCGAAACTTGATCCAGTACCTGACGCGGGTGGTTGTGGATGTAGCACTCCGTTAACCCGGTCAGTTGGTGGTACTGGTAGGTGTCTAGTTCGTTCACTTCAGATTTTCCAACTTGTAGATCGTCGTCAGATAAACTTCGGTAACACCGTCGATAAGATTGGCAATGGATGAAACCTTCATACAAACGTCGGTGTGATGTTCCTCAACCCACTCGACATCAGAGCGCAGCACTTCTACGATGGAACCTTTTACCGTGGTCGGTTCAACCTTACCCATCAGCCCAAAACGGCCTTGATGGGCCTCAACCAAGGTATCCAGCCGCTCTATGACTTCATCATAGAACTCACCGAGCGCTTGGTGCTCGGCGTATGACTTGCTAGCCCAATGCTGGAGGTGCGCAGCGTTGCGGGAGGCGAATACGCGGGATACGAGTTCATTGAGCATAATCAAACCTTCTTCAGAATGTCCCAGGTACCTTGCGGCCACTTCATCGCTTGTTCGATTTCGTCAGCCGGAACTGAGTATTCAACCGCTGCATCGCGCACAGGCTGAAGCTGTGCATTGACATACGAAACAATAGCATTCTTTCGCGCTGCGTCGTAGGTCTTTTTCACATAGCCCGGAGCCGCCACCGGCCATACATAACCGTCCTTGTATTTGACTTGTAGCGGGCAGTACGCGCCCATGACGCAGTACCAATACGCGAAGTAACTGTACGGTACCCCGAAGAATCCACCATCGCCCCATGCCGGCCCCCATGAATTCTGGATCAGGAAACGCTGGCAAGCGTCGTCATAGCCAATAATAACTACAGCATGACCACCTCGCGATTCGGCATTGATATCCCATTTATGTGTGCGCCAGTCCTTGTTATCACGCAGCTTCTCGAAGTCTGCAGTAACCTTGAAGCCAAGAATCACCGGACGCCCTGAAGCAACAGCATGCTTGATATTGTTGATTGTGGTTTCGATACCGATTTCCCACTTGTTCAAGGTATCCGACGTCAGGCGTTGGAAGTCAATTACCTTGATCTGTTGTGCTTCTTCATCAGCATTTAGCGGAGGCTGGACGTTCTGCTTTGCCGTGTCATACGGCCACGTCGATTCGAGGCAAACGCCCTTGTTTTGCAGCACTTCAAATAAGGAAGGTAAATAAGCACCAGACTCGTCTAAACGCGCCTCGAAATTGCGAGTCCAGTAATAAAGATATAGGCGTGAAGCTTCAAATGATTTTCCCTCACGCTCTCCCATAATCTCCAACAGCGATGCGCCCGCATTTGAGAGGCATGCTCCGATATTTTCTTGCTGTTCAACCTCATTAAGCTGTGGGCGCAGATCAACGGAGGGTGGCAGGATGTATGATGAAGTGTTGAGCGTCATAGTTGTCCCTGTAACACTGTGATTTGATCCTCAATCTCTTGGATCAGTTGCTTCGCCGTCTTGTTGCCTTTGAATGAGTTGGTTTTAGTTGAACCAAGTAGAGCTTCACGAATCATGCGTGGTGTGATTTGACTTTCTAGTATGCGAATTTTAGTGATGGCATCCAGCGGAACAACATCCCACACCTTTACCCAATTATTACCATCATACCTTGGGCTGTTTTCAACCAATTTTTGTGTGTTTGCGTCATAAACCGGCTTCACCCCAGACTGCACTAACATATATCCAACAGAACGTACATCAGAAAAAGAGATTTGTGGGTGCCTCTCTAGAATTTGTGCATAACTAACTGGGTACTCTAACGTAGTTTCATTTATGTATTCCATATAGACCTCAACTGTAAATTCCGCTATTAAACCCAGAAGGCACGGAGTACGAAAAAGCACTTGCTCCAAAATTTGCTGTTATTGTTAGTGTAGCTGCATCGGCACCAGCTCCAATCATTGGGTAGATTGTGCCACTTAAACCACTAAACATGGTTCCCTGAGAAACACCATTTTTGTACATAACAATAGTGCCAGCATCCATGTCAAGAGCAACTCCAATGGTATCTCCTTGAACACAAGTAGCACCGTATGCTCCTTGATCCCCATTATTATATTTATGCCCATCAAGAGAGCAAAGATAGCCGTACCCGTTAGCATCAAAACCAGGGTATGATCCAGATGCAACAGAAGCAGAAGAGTTTCCTACACCAACCATTAGGTAATTTGTTGTTGATGTATCCCAATGTATTTCCCAATACCATTTACCTGATGATTTACCTACAGTAGCCCTACCACACGCCCAAGTAGCTGCTGGACCGGATGCTGTTAAATCGCCGTTTGACAATGTTAAATTTGAACTTTTATCTGCTGGATTCCATGTAGCATACGTTTTTGCACCACCAAGACAACCGGAAAATTTAAGCGCTTGACTCATAGTTAAGGTTTCCCAACTTCAGCGGCGTAGATCGTGGAACCAACTTTCCAAAGTAATACCCACGTATAACCAGTAGTAGCAAGAGTAGGAGCACTTGCAGTACCTCCGGGTTTAACCCAAGTTGGGTTCACAGTTGTCCACGTAACTGTGTAAGCGGAACCATCATCGATGCCTAGTAGTACCGTCTGACCAGCCTCAAAGTTGGTGGCAGCGGGAGTGCGTGAAGCACCAAGTGTCACAATTTGAATAGAACCGTTGGCCGGGTCAATTTCAAAAGCAGCTCCATCAGTAATGGTGTATACTGTATCTTTAAGTTCTTGAAATGTTTGTTGTGCTGTCCAACTTTGTGCAACACTAAGGGAGGCGAGAGTTGAGGTTGCGCCCGGTAGTGTGTAGGTATAAGCACCGGGCACGGTGAATTGCCAAGAGTAAGCACCACTAGTTGTTAACGTAGAGCCATCTGCTAGTGTCAATGTAGCACCTGTGGCTGGCTGCGTGAAAGTAACTTTATTAGTTCCAAGCACACCTGAAGTAATATAAGGAGTGCCAGTCATTGAGGCGCGCTTGAGTAGCTTCCCGGTCGTACTGTCGAATAGAGCCACCTCGGAGTCTACTGAAGCGGCGGGGCCGTTAATGTCCCCCGCACCTAGGTTTGTTCGTGCCGTAGCCGCGTCAGTGGCCCCGGTGCCGCCGTTAGCAACACTTACTGGCAGGGTCAACACACCGAGACTTACTGCCGACTTCCACGCCACGCCGGGGGCGGCGGTACTATCGGCGGCCAGAACATAGCCGTTGGTACCTGCACCGACGCGCACGTTGTCGGTACCATCGTGGGCTATCAAATCGCCCTTCGTCGTAGTTGGGGCTAGGGCGTCGAATGCAGCCGTGGCCGTAGTCTGACCCGTACCGCCGTTGCCGATAGCGAGGGTGCCCGTGATGCCCGTAGAAAGGGGGAGGCCGGCGCAGTTGGTGAGGGTCCCGCTGGTCGGGGTGCCTAGGACGGGGGTGACCAACGTGGGGGTGTTGGCAAACACCAAAGCGCCACTACCCGTCTCATCAGTAACCGCCGTCGCGAGGTTCGCACTGCTCGGGGTGACCAAGAAATCGGCGATCCCCGCACCCAGCCCGGAAACACCGGTAGATACCGGCAACCCCGTACAATTGGTCAATGTGCCGCTGGTCGGTGTGCCGAGAATGGGGGTAACCAACGTGGGGGTGGTTGCGCGCACCGGAGCACCGCTACCCGTGGCCGTGGTCCACTCCGGAAGAGCCGAAGCCCCGCCACCCACCAAGATTTCGGTGGTCGCGCCTGCGGGAAGGGTCTGGTGTACCCCGGTGGCCGTGGTGCCCGCCGCGATAAGTCCATAGGCTGTGGTGGAAGTAGCGCGCCCGGTGCCACCGTTAGCAACCGTGAGGGGGGTTGCTAGGGTCAGACCGGCAGTTCCGAAGGTCGCCACCATCGTGCCGTTGGCAGTGATACCGAGTTCATTGGTCCCGGCGCGATAGAAGCCGGTGTCGGTATCAAGTGAGAAGGAAATCGACGGAGTAGCCGCTGTACCATCGTCAAGGGATACCGTAGAAGTTACCGCGACAGTTTGTGCCGAAACGACGTTGGTGCCGTCGCAGTAAATCGTATAGGATTGGTTCGCGCTCAACGCGACTGTAGAACCGCTGCCCGTGGTAAATGTAAGTTCATTACCCGCACCAATGGCCCCGACACGAACGAAATACACGGAAGCTACCGCAGGGATGGTGACGGTGCGATCACCACCCGCAGTATTATAAAAGTACCAGAGTTTGTTGGCGGCCTGCGCCGATGTGATCGTGATGCCGCCGGTCCCGGTAACATCAATGGACAGCTGCGTAAAAGCAAACTCCGTGGAGCGTCCGTAGCCAATCGTGAAACACCCGGTAGCGTCACCCTTGTTGACAATGAGGCAGGATTCTCCTGGTTGAATTGTCTTGGTGTTGGCTTCGTCGATGTACCCACCCGCCGTATTTGCGTCGATAGTGAGGGTGCCCGTACCGGCGTTGTTGATGGCGCAAAAGAACCCGTTGGGCAACATCGTAGGGTCGGGCCAATACCACGTGCCCGTCCCACCCTGATATACCAAGAACTGCGCGCGGTCGGTTGCCGAAATCGTATAAGTCGCCCCGATACCAGAGATAGGCAAGTCGGTGTTGAGCGTGCCCGAAAGTACCGTGAGGCCGTAACCGTCCAGGGCCGAGGCATCCGCGCTGGAGGTACCAGTACCGTAGGTGAACACCGACCAGCTGCCAGCAGCAGTCGAATTGCTAGTGATATAAAAGTACCGGGATTCCCCTGCAGCAATCGTTGCTAGAGCACCGGAAGCATTATCGACGACGTTAAATGCTACCGCGCCAAGGTTGCGCATCAGGAAATCGCGCCCGGAGCTGACCTCATTGGCGGGCGGCAAAGTGATCGTCCAGGTGCCACCAGACGGAGTAACGTCCATCAAGGCCGCGACCAAGTCCGTGCCATCTGTGTTGTCCGGCCATGCCAGGGTGACGTTGGCCGTCAAGGAAATAGCGCGATACTTGTACTCGCTGGGCGGTACCGTCTGGCCGCCGAACACCGATGAATACGTCGTCATTTAACCTTCTCTCCGCGTTTGGGTGATGTCGCTGAGGCGACGCATGGACTCATTGCCAAGCGCCTGCATGGCGCGGTCATAGAGACCTTGGAACTGTTGGGTGCGTCCATCCAGCTTGAGGAACGGCTGTGCTTCGAGCAAGCAGGCATACAGGAGCAGCTGCGGGCAATACTGGGTATACCAATTTTCCTGATTGGAACTACTCAGCGGCTCCGGGCGAGCATAATAGGTCAGCTCGAAAGCGTAAGATTGGTCCGGGGTAGCCGCAACGTAGAAATGCTCAAAATCATAGTCGGCATAATACCGAGGCTCATCCACCGCAGTGGCATCCGGCCAGAAAGACCGACAATATTGCAGACTACGCGGCATCAACGCTTTTTTGCCAGCGGACGTAGTTATCGTCAGACTGACTGTTTCGCGCCACAACGCCGGCTTGGCCAACACGGGGTTGCTAACAGAAAGTGTAGAAGACACAAACTCCATCGCACCCAACCCGCGAATTTCCTGGGCCAGCCGATTCTCCGCCAGCATCACGAACCGTTCACGTTGCGAAGTGAACGGGGTGTCCGAACGTTCCGCGTAGGTGCTGATGTCGCTCAACAGCGAGTCATAAGTCATTGCTGCGGGCATTTATTCTAGCTCCACGTCGGGGCGGGGGTGCTGTACGCGAACATCCTCAGTCTTGCGCGCGGGCAACCGCCACGGATCAAAAATATCTACACAATCTTTACAGTACCACGCCCCCGTATTGGGGTCCTTCTTCAAGTCACCCTGATAAAACTTGAATTGGCAGCGGTAACAAATTCCAATTGCTACCGTCCCGCCAACAACCTTTACCGGGAGGTATGGCCCGCTCATTGCGTATACACCCCGATTCCGGGAATCAGATACACCGGAGCGTTGTCGGTTTCTGCTACTTCGGCGTCCATTAGGAATCGCTCACTGGCCTGAATCACTTCAGTACGGCGACCCGCATCAACGCCGGGGATTTCGTAAGCCAACCGCGCGGCCAGACCCCAGATCACGGCTTCCATCCAATATTGAGGCACTTCGATTTGTTGCGTCAAGGTGCCTACGTCCTGCACGAAGCGATGCCTGTAGACCGTCAAGTGGTCGTAGGTGTTGTTCGGCACGGGCCACAACGAGACCGTCGGATCCACTGTCCGGTCGTAGTAGTAGTTGGTGCTGACTGTGCCGGAGTACTGCTTATTGGGTTGTTGCGCGTATTCATCTCGGTTGAATTGCGTCATCGGCAAATCTTTAACGGCACTGGCGAGGTAGAATTCGCCGAACGTGGCCGCCACCGAAGAAGTGACCCGCCAATACCGTGCGGAAATGCTGGGGTCAATATCGTACCAATGCCAAGTAGTACCCCAAGCCGTGGATGCCAGCGTCTGGACGGTGGTGTAGGTGACCCCATCACTACTATAAGCCAGCGTCATGGTGCCGGTGACCCCGGCGGATAGTTTAAAGCCCCAGCGTACGACGGTGGTGGCGGAAGCGAGGTCCGTGACTACGTTATCTGCCCCGGTGGTGTCCGTGCCGCTGGCGCGGGTCACTTGGCTATACAGTACGTTCAACAGGCGGATGGTGCCGGCTTCCAGGTTGTACGTAGCCTGACTCGCAGCTAGGGGTAGAAAGTTCTTTTCCACACACCACAGATTAATGCCGCGATTGGCGAGATTGAGCAGTAGCAAATAAAGGTTTTGTTTGCCAATCTCGACAGTCTCTGGCGTCTGGTTCGCGGCGGGGATGCCAACACGCCGCATGGCGTGCTCCAGCACCACTGCCGTATCGAGAACCGTTTGTGCGACCGTGCCGCTAGTGGCCATCGCTTACCCCGTGGTCTGGCTGGCTTGACTGATCCACAGGACCAACGTTGCGCCGTTAGTTACGCTGTTGGTCAATACGCGCGTAGCAGTGGCCCCCACCCGAGCGGAACCATCCGTGGTTGCCGTCTTCGCGGAAAGAGCCGTAATCGTGCTCCACGGCAGGGTGGACGGCTGGATCGCGAAAACGTCACCGATGGTATCTTGGCCGGTAAAGTTGATCGTCCCAGTGATTTCCACGGTAATCGCAGCCGCTGCAATCGACCTACGATCCAACGGAATGGAGGGTGTAAGCGATGCCGCACCGATACCGATAGTCATTTCCACGGTGGCCATCGTTGCGCTGGGGGTAACGCTGGCCAGGGTCTTGAAGTATTTGGAACCAGACACCGTAGAGCCGTTCGGACCGGCGGCGATGGTTTCAGTTTGGTCCTTACCATCAGCATCGGTGCCAACAAGCGCGAAGGAAAGACCGGAAAGGTCGGCACCGACCCCAGAAGTGAGAGTAACGAAATGTGCCAAGCCATCCGTTGTTGCGGTATTTGTAGGGACGATAGCCGCCCCCGTGCTGGTTACCGCAGCATTGAAGTGGTCGGCGTCCGCTGTGATTGGTGCATAGGCGAGTCTGATGGGACGCATTGACTAACTCCTAATTGTTTGGTGGGGGAAGCCGAAGCCTCCCCCGGATGTTACCGTTCCTGCGCGACGAACAGATAGTCCACGATGGCCGTGCCTGCGCCGGCGGTGCCTTCCTGAGCGATGGCGATGGAGGGGGTCATGACGGTATTCGGCAGGTAAGTCGCCGAGCCGCTCACGGAACCCTTAATAACGTCATCGAACATGTAGTACACCTTGCTAGCGCCGTCATAGTAGAAACCGACGGTAAAGTAGGTGTCATCCGCGACGGTGCCGATGCTGCTGGCCGAGGTGGAACCCGTGGTGCCATCCAGACGGTTGTAGAAGGTCAGCGAAGTGTCGGTAGCCGCCTTGAAGAAGCCCATACACTCGGTGGTGCCGATAGCGGAGGCGGAAATCAGCGACGTATCGACGACCGACAGACCAACGAACAGGTCAGTGAGGGCCGCCGCCGACAACTTCAGACGAGCTTTGAAGAATGTCTTTTTGCCCGCCGCCGGCAACCACGTGGCCGTAGTGCGTTGGGCCTGGATGAGGTCTTCGTCAGTGTTTGCCGCCGTGAGGAGCAAAGCACCACCGTTGACCGCCGTCAGTGCCGCCGTGCCGGTGGAAGCCGCCGTGACCGTCCACTGCGCCGTAGTGCCATCCGTCAGGAGGAACTGATCGAAGTCCTCCATGTAGGTATGGAACTTCGTCGGGTCGAGCTGCCCCATGTCAGCGAGGATGTTATCCTCGGCGACGTTGGTCAAACCGTTCGGGGTCCGGGTGACGATGTTGTTTCCCATGATCTAATCCTTTCCTTAAGAAAACCCCCAACCCCGAAAGGGGCCGGGGAAACTCGCGTAGCGAGGGGAGGAGTGGATCATTAGACGCCCGGAGTGCCAAACACGGCACGCCAGTCGGTCCAGCCGGAGCCGAAACGCATCGTCGACTTGTAACGCACCGAGTCGGTCTCGAAGTCGCCTTCCATGCCCTTTTCGACACGGCGACGCCAGAGCACTTTCATGCCTTCGGGGGCGTCGGTCTGGACCCACCACGCGGTGGCGGAGGTCAGACGGGACAGGACGGCGACATCGCTGAGCAGACCCATCGACTTGACCGGGTTCAGGTCGTTGTTGTTGGTGCCGGCGCGCAGCACACTCTTCAGCAGAACTTCAGCTTGGAGCATGTTGCCTGGAGCCACAACGAGTTTCTTCGGGGTCAGGCGGATCTTCTTGCCGCGCGGGTCTTCGGCTTGGCGGATCTGAATGAGCATCTGCTCCAGCGAAGTCTGCGACAGGGCCGCAGCGATGGTCAGGAGGTTGGAGCGCGAAGCCGCGCCGGTCGCCGCACCGTCAGCCGAGGTGTGCGAGTTGGCACACAACACAACGCCGTCGCCGCCGGTGTAGCCGGAGGTAAAGGCACGGTTGAAGTGGTTGGCCGTGACGGTCTCCAGAGTCTCGATCATCGACTGAGCGAGATGCTTGGAATAGGTCGAGCCGATGCGGATGTGATCGCCGTCTTCCACCAGGACCTTGGTCAGGGCGAAGGCCAGACCGTAGACGCTGTAGGTATAACGCTTGTTGAACAGGATGCCGCCCTGGTCGTAGCTAACCGGCATGCCGTCCGGGAGTTCCGGGGCGGAGCCGAAGCCGAACAGCATCGGTTCTTCGTGGTAGGCGCGGGCGATGCCGTTGCTTTCCGTATAGATTTGCTTGTACTCGTCTGCGCGCTGATCGTAAACACCATCGTACGATTGGTTGAGGATGGGTTCGACGACTGCACGGAAATCAGTCGAGCGAAGGATAGTACCAGCCATGATTTAGTCTCCTTTACTTGACTGATTAGTCGCCGAGGCCGACGGTATTCTGGGCGAACTGAACTTCAGCGAAGGTCACCAGAACTTCCGGGTACGGGTTGGTAGTCGCGTTGTAGATTTCATTGTTCAGGAAACCCACGATACGCACGTTGCCGAGAGCACCCGCCTGAACAGCGGCGAGGTACGAGGCAGAAATGCCGGTGCTGGTTGAACCAGCAGCGACGGTGATGTCGGCTTGGCCGCCGATAGCGGTCTGGACGTAGCCGGACGGGGTGCCGCCGGCGGTGCCCACACGGTACACGATGGCCTGATCGTCGTAGACGTAAGCTTTGATGACCGAGCCGGACAGGACAGCGGTGGAAGCGGGCCAGTACGGCGACTCGACTGGTTTGCCAGTGGGATCGATGTACTCGCAACCGGCGAACACGCCGAGGTTAGCGACGCCGGCGCCGCCGCCGATTTCGATGGTACCGTTGGTGCCCATCTTGACGGGATCGCCCTTGTAGATAGCGGTGCCGTAGCCGGTGCCGGAGTTGTTGAGGATGGTGTAGAGATTGGCGCGGGCCTGACCCGAGGGGTGGTAGTGCGGGATCAGACCGTAAGCCACAGCATTGGTCGACATGGTTTCGGTTCCTTAACTGAATTGAGGAGCACGGGCAAGAGGCTTGCCCAACTTGTCGAAGTCACCCTCAACCGAATTCAGCTGGCGATTGCTGGAGTCGCGCTCAGACTTGGACGCCACCTGTTCGAAAATGCTCTGCTCTTGTTCCAGCGGCATGTCATAGTGATAAATTGACATGATGTCTTGGTAGACATCCAGCGGGATTTTGAACAGCAACATTTCGTTGCAAGCGACGCAGCCGTCGAACTGGCCACCGTCAGCGATGCGGTATTGCTCGAAACCGGGTACCTCGGTCACTTTCACAGGCTGATATCCAAGTTGCATCCGCTTATGAACCGGATCGGTGCTATTGGTCGTGGATACCCAGCAGAGGTGAAAGCCGGGAATTTCCGGCGGAGTGGGGAGGACTTCTTGAACCCATTCCCTGCGCATCAGCTTGCGCCGTTCCGCAGCAGAAAGGGTCATACCGTCATTCTGTACGC